AGATGCTCCTATTATCTGAACATCTGGTGCTACTGAATATCCAGATCCTCCATTTGTTACAGTTATGACACCAACAATACCATCTCCAATTCTTGTAATCGCTTGTGCGCCTCTTCCACCACCACCATAAAATGCGACAGATGGTGGTGAAGTATATCCAAATCCTGGATTTACTATTTCGACTCCTTGAACACGCAATAGAGTAGCATCTGGTTCACATAAATCTACTATTCCTCCTATCATAGTAGCAATTCCAGTTGCAGTGCCACCTGATGTTGGGGGAGAAATCTTAACCTGTGGAGCTAAATTATATCCTTCTCCTCGATTTATTACTTGTATAAAAGTTACTCCACCATTTACTATTGATGTTATAGCAGTTGCTCCAATACCAGACTTCACCATATCAAATATTTGTGTGTACCCTTGGTTCTGTATATTATCATCTATGAATTCTATTCCAGTGTCAATGAGTTCATCCTCATATCTGAATAGCTCACACTTCAGAGTATAAACATATGTCTTTTGAAGTTGATAAAATGGAACTTCGTGCTCGACAAATTTTATCTCGAAAAGCCTATCACCTAGAGGAAAATAAACTAAATCTCCTTCTTTAGGTCTAGTTGACAATTCTATATCTTCTTTTTCTTTTATCAGAGGTGAAATATAATTTTCATATCTTTCCTTTGATATTATCAAACTTAAATCTGTATATGGTTGGACACCAAATTTAGTTAGTAGGGTTCCTGCTCCCTCATACCCTTCATAAGTATCCACATAAGCCTCTATAGGGTATGCGTTATCAAATTTGGACTCTATTACTTCTTTTATTACTGTTTTTTTAGTTACATATTTTCTTGGTATATAATATACATCAACTCCATACATTTTCAGCTGTTCATTGATTAAATTTTGAATTAATCCTTGTTCTGTTTTTGAACCTTGAAGAAAAAATGGATTTAACATATATTATCCTATCATGTCTAATGGTGGAAGTTCGTATGTACTTGACATTCTTTCCATCATTATATCTATTTCTCTTTGCGCATCATCGTACATTGGTCTACCATCAAGTTCTATTCCACCTGGAAGTTTTACTCCTCTAAATTTGATTAGATTTTGTCCCCATTGTCTTTTTATTAGCGCTGTCAAATATTGTTTGAGGAAAGAATCATTCCAAACTTTAGTGGACTCGGCTGGGTTTAATGCCCTATAGCAATCAATTATTAAAGTTTGACCAACTGTTAAGCTAGACCAATCTATGTCCAAATATAATCTGTCTTCTCTTTTATTAAATCTTATTTGTTTTTGTGTAGTCAATAACCAATTAATGTCTTCAAGATAAGTTTTTACCATTGAATATGTAAGTAATTCAGTTGAGCCCCAGTAATAAATGTCATTTAGGAATAGTTGATATTTTATGCTAAATAAACCACTTGATATGCTATTAGAACCCTCAAACTGAAATATCTTGTTTACACCGATTACATAGGAAGGTATTTGCAAATAATTTGCCGTTTCTTTGTATTCGTATGTTTTATTTCCAGTTACTGTAGTTATTCCTACTCCTGATTTTCCTCTTCCTCTGTCTATATCTTCTTGAGTTATTTCATATTTTAAAAGAGTTGGAGAGACGCCATCAAAATGTCTTTCTTGGAAATATTGTATAGCATCATCTACTAGATCTTCTATCTGCTCCTCAGCTACATTAATCTCTAATACTGGAGCGCCCAATTTTCTAAGGCAATAGTCAATTAGTTCTTGTCTGGTAGATGGTTGTGCCATTATAGGTTAGATACTACTTCTTGTTGTTTTAAATATAATTTAATATAAGATTTTGCAAATAATCTTAAAGTTTCAATATCTTCTATACTATCTATATCTCTAGATAATTTTTCATATTCAAACATTTTATTAAAGTCTTGTAGAATCACTTTATTTGGATCCATTTTTCAACTCCATAAGTAAGTTCTTTATGTCACTTAAATCTTGCTTTATTTCAGTAACTTCTTTTTCAATTTTTTCTACTCTATTTTTTTCTATTTCTTTTTTTTGTTTTATTTTGTTGTAATTTTCGTATTCCAAATTATTAATATTTAATATTGCGTTTGTATTTTTATCTCTTATTAAGTTTGGGCTCCCTTCTACTTTAAAATGCATTTTAAGCCAGTGCAATTATACGAAGATCTTTTACTCTTGGTGGGTATGTCTGATTTGTTGATGTTCCAATTAGTTTTATCGAAAAAGATTTAAAAGGACCTATAGATTCTGCAGTAAATTCATAATCAACAAAAGGAACTGACCCATCTTGTACCAAAATATCAGTTTTGATTACTTTATTATCTGGTGTTCCGTCATTTTTGGCTGCATCAATTGTCAAACCATTATTCAAATTTAAATAACCAGGGAAAGGAAAATAATTGTAACTAAAATCATCATTATTTGAGACACAATATAATAATTTAATGTCACTGTATATGTTTATATAAGCTGAAAGAATAACTTTTAATGTTTGAGCGGGATTTTCTAATACAATTGGTTTTGTAGCATATACAAAAGAGGATGGATCACCACTCAGTGTTGATACTCTATCATCAGATGATAAATCTGTTATTTTATTATTAATTCTATTAGATGTCAATATCACAGATGATCTTTCTATAGCAGAAAGAACAGGAGACAAATATTCATTTCCTGAAACTAAAGAAATGTTTAGATTTAAAGATTTATTTCCAGGTAAATCACTTAATTTGGCATCTTCATTCAACTTTGATGCAATAATTCTATTTGAATTTAAATAATTTGGAGAATTTATTGTAATGTCTTCGAACCCTTGATCCAAAAATGCGATCTCAGAGCCATCTATGCTTTTTCCAGATACAGTTCTAATTGAAGATTTGACCTCAGTATTTGGTGGAGAGAATATCTCCATACTCGGAGTAATTACACTATATTGTATATTTTTAGTAGCATTTATGTAATCTCCTCCTGATGATTTTGATTCCTTTATATAAAGTGGATTGTCAGTAGTTCTATCTTTTCCAGAAGAATTTAGAAGTAATTTTATGTTATAATAATCTAATCCAATAGGTTCATCTACAGTAGCATCTGATAATTGATGAGTCTTATTTATTCTCCTCAAGGATATTCCATTTAACTCATACTTATATACAAAAACACCAGCTTCATAGTCTTCAGATATAGTTTGATCAATTGATCGTGTTATACCTCTAAGTGAATTTGCAGAGACTTCATTATATGATATTATTTCTTTTCCTATTAAAATATAACCTAAATTGCTAGCACTTACAGGCAAACCTTCAAAAGTAGAAAATTGGCTTGCATCAGCTAATATAATTTCAGTAGTTGCATCTATGCCATATTCTTCATTTACTAGCGTAGTTGGAATAATATCTGATATAGCATTTGATATTTTTACTAGATCATTGCCAGAATGCATACCATGATTGTAATGGTTTACTTTAATGTGTGTACCATCACTTAACTCTACTGGAGCAGAGCTAAGTAAAACATCTGACCCATCTCCGTTCAAATCCAAAGTTACATTGGAACTATTTGTATACCTTATAGTTTTACCTACACCGGTCTCAAAATTCCCTTGAACTTGGTCTATTATTAATTCGTTGTATCCAGATATAGATGAAACCGAGAGCTTAATGTTTCTTCCTAATTTATTGACTCCAGGGGGATCTATTGTAAGTAAATCCCCTACTTTGTACCCAACACCACCAGATACAATAGTAGCGCCTAAAGGAGCCACTACTCCACCAGAAATAGTTATATTAGCAGTAGCATCTCTTCCAGTTCCAGTCAAATTGATTAGAGGGACATTTGTGTATGATCCATCTTCGTAATCTTGACCATCATCTATTATAGTTAAATCTCCAAATGCAGATGCCCCATATCCAACAAAATTTCCTGTCGCATTTGTAACTTGTTGTATTATTGTATTTCCAAAAGTCAATCCACTATCAACTACAGTTTTTGATAATCCAACTCTTACTTTTTTGGCCAAAAATTGTAGAGAATCTTTATTCAATAATGAAATATTTTCTTCTGAATCTAAATTTGAATT